GTTACTATGAAACGCTAGAAACTCCGGGGGTTAAATCTATGACAAAGATAATAGAAGAACAAACCATAGAAAGTATCTCAGATAGTACAAGTACTTTTCAATGAAAAAATATTTATATTTAGCGGCTCTATTTATCCCTGTTAATTCTTCTTTTGCAAACACAATAAATACAACAAGTCAATCTACCGGGTCCGTCGTTAATCAAGCCGTACAAGTGGTGCCAGCAAGGCAATTTCAGTACGCAATACAAAATACAAGTTGCCAAGGTGCAACATTAAATATTAGCCCATTCCTTTCCACTACCTACAGTTTTGGCTCTCCCTATCAACCTTATTATGATCGTCCCATATATTCAACAAAAGATATAGTTGGCGATTTCGATGATAACGGGAATGCGATAGGTGACGGTGATCCAGATGAACCAAATACTATTTTAAGAACAGAACAAGTAAGAACAGGAATGCAGGCAAGTAATACAAGTTTAAACGGTGGAATTACAGCAACCTTCTCTATCCCTATCGGCAATCAATCAGCCTTAAAGAGTTGCAGGGAAGCAATGAAAAAGCAGGTTGAATTATATGAACAACAATTAGCATCAAATAGATTAACGTATGAAATGCAACGCCTCGCGACCTGCGGCAAACATCTTAAGGCCGGGTTGGTGTTCGTTGGTGAAATGGCTAAAATTTGCGGTGACGTTCGTTTAGTAACACCGCCCAACGTAGAACATACTCACACTATTTCTTTAACGGGGGAAGATCCCGTTTCTGTCGATAAAGATTAGTTTTAATTTCTGAAGGTGTTAATTTCTTTTCTTTTTTACCTAATAGCTTTTTAACTTTCCCAACTAATTGTTTAAATAATGGTTTTAATGCTTTGGTCAAAATTGGCGTTAATGTTGCCGCACTTGTCGCGACGATTGTTATTCCGAACGTAGTAGCAGCAACCGACGCACTTGGTAGATATTTATCAGCTATATTTGTCGGCCCCCATATCTCAACGCATTTCTTATTAATAACCTCAAAGCCAATTACCTTTTCTTTCGCTTTGGCGTTTCTTATATCTCCTAATCGATAAGCTTGATCTTTTGCAGGGCAATCAATTTCTTTTTCTTCTGGTATAACTTCATCACCCGGTAAATCAGCGTCAGGGGTCTTAGGCGGATCAGGTGGATTAGGTGTCGATGGATCTTGTACAAATTGGATTTTATTGGGGTTGTATTCCAGCGGTGTATAAGACGGAATTAAAAAATCTATCCCCGGTTTTTGTATGTTTAATCGTCTTGTAATAGGGGGCGTATTAATTAAACTATTGATCTTTGGTAGTTGTATCTTTTGAATTTTTTGTATTTCCATCCTCTTTCTTTTTTATTAGCTCATCTTCTTTTAAGCGTAACAATGCCTCTTTGATTGCTTCGGCTTGCAAAGAATTTACCCATATTAAAAAGGAAGGGCGGGGCCTGTCGATGTTGGGAGTTTCGGAACGGCTGGTAGTGGTATTAGCTTCGTGATCTGATTAGTCAAATAAGTTTTAGCTTTGGCTTGATTTGTTGGGTTCTTTGCGTAGAGATAAAGACCCGCGCCACCTGCTAATAAACCCACTATAAAGACAGTGTTAGCAATAACAAGGCCATCAATAATTTTTCTCATTTGTCAAGTGCTTACTATGAAGACATAATAAACGTAATACCTTGAATGGACTAGGTGAACGAAATTATTAAAGACTCAATTATTAAGGCTTTACCTATAACTATTGGGATGATTTCGGCTTTCTTTGTGGCCTTGATGCCTTTGTATTTAATTCTATGTTCCCTGTCTGTCCAAAATTCTTCACCAACATCTCAGCAAATTGAAGCCCCCCTTCAATCATATTGATTTTAGTATTAGCTTCATTTAAAACCGCTTGCGCTTGTATCTTGCGTTGCTTCTCTTTGTTTAATTCTTCCTGCCACTCAAGAGATAATTTCTGTATGTTTTCAATATTCATAGAATAATCCAATTTTCGCCTGAACCAATAGTAACGGTAATTGAGTTGTTGATTGTTATAGGGCCTGCACTCATGGCGTTGGTATTATTTGTAATTGTGTAGTTTGTCGTGACTGTTTGCCCGTTTTCAAAAAAGACTGCATCATTACCGCCCCCTGTTGCTCCACCTCCTCCAAGTTCTTTAACTGTTCCCGAATCATTAATATAAAGTTTTTGTGCTGACGTATCTACTGCAACCTCTCCGCTAGCGATGTCACTATTTGACGGGGTGGAAGTTCCTCTTTTTAATTTGATTGTGTTAGCCATGCCCTCGCCTCCTAATAGTTAGTTTTTAATATGTACCTCCATCAATTGTTGAGCTAGATGTTAATTTTGCATCTAATTGAGTTTGAATTGCAGAAGTAACACCGTCTATATAATTTAATTCAGTTGTTGTAGCGGTAACGCCATCCAATAGATTTAACTCTGTTGCTGTACTCGTTACACCGTCAAGAATATTCAACTCAGCAGTGGTTACGGTTGCGCCGTCGAGAATTGCAACTTCTGTAGATGTGAGTAAAGCTAGTGCCGCCGCTGCCCCAGTCTGACAACTAGATAAAGCCGTTAAATCTGCATCTGATGCTTGCTTTGCGTCTAGCTGAGTTTGAACATTTGAGGTAACACCATCTACATAATTTAATTCTGTCGTTGAGGCTGTTACACCGTCTAAAAGGTTTAATTCAGTTGTTGTAACTGTGGCCCCGTCTAGTATTCCGACTTCTGTAGAAGTTAAAGCAGCCAACGCAGCCGCCGCCCCGGATTGACAAGAACTCAGGGTGTTTAAGTCTGCCGCGTATGCAACGACGTTTGAACCAATCGCCAAACCAAGAGCCGTTCTTGCATCAGATGCACTTGTTGACCCTGTTCCACCGTTTGCTACTGCGAGGGTATTAGTTATAGAACTTGCACCCAAATCAACCGCCAATTCCGTTGATTCAATTACTAACCCGCCGTTGCTTTTTAGATCGACACTTAATTCATTCCCCGACTTGTCCAGACCATCGCCGGCAGTTACAGTTGCTACTCCAGAAAATTGAGTGAAGGCTAATGAATCAGACGCAACGGTATCGCTTCCTTTATTGGTTGAGCAAACAAAACCTACATCTGCGTACGTTGAACCTTGTTCAATAAAGGTAAAGGCTCCAGCGGCTGAGCTACCACTTGCCATGTCATCAGCCCTTGCCCATGAACCTGCCTTGCAAAGGTAAATACCATTTTGACTAGCTGTACTATTTGCCCGAACTAATACCCTTTCATCAGCACTAACAGCAACACCGTCAATCGTTTGGGTTCCGCTTAAAGTTAAATTCGCTGTACTCGCAACCTTACAAGAATCTTTTACGTCTAATCCTTGTGCTGTGGTGTCTACATATCCTTTCGTCGCAAAATGAGCATCAGCCGTAGGGGTAACACCCGAAACAACAGCCGTGGCTGAAGCCATTTGATCAAGTCTATTAACCCTTACGCCTGTATCAAAATCACTAATCTTTGTATGCGCTATTGATGGAATATCGGCAGCAACTACTGCTCTAAATGTTGGCGCCGCTGAGCTTCCTGTAGTCGGGCCGCTAAGAATAGCATTTGCACTTCTTGTATCGGTCTTATTAAAGAAACCGCCACTTCCGCCAATAACTATTATTGAACTTGCTTCCCCTGATCCATTATCTCCATAGCCGTAATAAAGTTTTAAGTCGCCTGTATTTTCGTTGAAGGCTAACTCTGAAGGCGCCAAAGTAGAAGGCGCACCCGCCGCACTACTAGATGCCCTTTTTTTGATTCTGATTGTGTTAGCCATTTTCTAAAATGATCCTCCGAAAACGAGTTTTAAACGAGTGACATCGTCGTCGGCTTTGAACTTGCCGGCACTACTGTCATAATAGACAACGCTTCCATTAACCTTTGCCGAACTATCTAAATCAAAATCTGATGTGGCGCCTTGTGGCCCTAGCGTCGCGACAGTAACAACAGTGGCATCACCTTCATTAACGGTGACAGTGTTTTTAGTTTCTGTGATGTTTACTTGTGTCATGTCGTTGTGTACCCCTCATCACAGGTTACTTTCCCTTCAAGGTAATATTCCTTTTTACCACTTGCATTAACTAACAAGACATCATAAAAAGACGTGTCAGGCAAGATAGTTGTTTGATCAACTGATAAAGAAATATCTATTGTTCCCGTTGCCCTATTGGTGTAAGCAACCGACCAATCCGCGTATTTCTTGGTGCGGTTTTGATTCCAGCTTTGCACCGCTGCTGACCAATTCGTAAGGTTAATAGCAGTACCACCAGAATCCTTAAAAATTATTTGAATCGAATGATCAGACCGCCGTTGAACGGTCATGTTATACGTTCCCGGTCCTATAGCCATTTTGCTATGTCGGCTTAGTAATTTCTATATTTAGTTTAGCTGCCTATTCTGCGGCTTCTGTTACCCCGCCATCGGCTACCCATTGCAAGTAAATTTTGTAGTCTGTGTTTTCTGGGTTTAATGGGATAGCCATTAAGAATGTACTATTATCCCATTTAGTAAAAGAAATTACAGTATTAGTAGAATCTTTATATGATTTATATTTAATGGTCATAATTAAAGCTCCGCACTCATTGAAATAGCTCCTGCACTAAGGCCATGAGGTTTGCCTGAAGTAGAACTAGCTATAGTCGCATCTACCATCCCACCTAGAGTTGAGGCTCCTGATAGCCCACCGAGATTTGTTAGGTTTCTATTTGCAATACCAAAATCTTCAATGGCGTTAGTACCAGCAACAATGGCAATACTTGGACCAGTCCTCATGTCAACAGTTCCTGAAATAATACATCTACATGTAGTACTATTGTAAGCATAACCTGTATTACCTTGATTTAATTGATAGTAGCGTTTACACCTAACTAATTCATCACCATAGCTCCTAAATTCAAACGAACTTGGATAGTCTCCGACTTCAAGCTGGATACCTGTGATATACAAAGTAGCTGAATTAGTTGCCATCAATTTGACATCACTACTAGCACGAACATCAAAAGCACTATTCCATTGATTTGCAGTACCTTCAAAGTCAGTACCTGAACCTAAATCCCAAAAAACAGTAAGTCCAGCAGCATTATCAGTCGCCCAAGTTCCCCCACTTGTAGGAAGTGTTATTGTTTTTGTTTTCTTTTCCCATGTATTTGCAGAGCTAATTGTATAAGGGAAGGTGTAAGAATGATCGGCAGCACCGCTTACTATTGCTGCTCCAAAGTTACCAGTTAAACTAGATTTTACCCAGAAAGATAATGTTACTGTTTCTGCATTAGATGTTCCACTACCAAGATGAGCAACATTATTTCCTTCTATAGGTTGATAAAGATAATTTTTATTAGCTGCTGATGGCGAACCTCCAGTACCAATAGTTACTTTTGCAGAATACTTAAAACCAGCAGGGCCATCTGCTGTTTGAGCTAGTGTATGACCGCTACCTGTTTGTGTTCTTGCTGCTATTCGATCTGGGCCATAAGTTGCTCCAGAGCCAATAGTTGTATTACTTGTACCATTGCGTTGGCTTATTGCTACTGCCCCATTAATTATCAAATTTCTGTTGCTTAGATTATTAGTAATCTTTGCCGTACACGTTCCATCAGTTGAATTAACAGAGATCGCATCACTTGATGCCCCTGTTCCTCTGATTGCGTTGACTTTTAATGTGCTCATGTTGCCTCCAATGCAGCTACTTTAGTTTCTAAAGTTTCGATCTTTGCTATTGCTTCTTTTAAAGCTGCTGTAAGAGTAGGTATCATCTTAGGCGTGTATACCTCTTGATAATCAGCTACAGTTTGTCCTTCTTCATTTAATTTAGTACCATCTTTAGTACCATAAGCAGCTTGTGGTATTACAGCTTGAAGTTCATGAGCAAGGAATCCTTCATTAAGAATACTTGGATCTTTACTTGGAGCATCAGATTTAAAATTAAATTTAATTGGATTCAACTGTTTAATTCTTGATATGCCATCTGTAATACCTACAACATTTTCTTTTAATCTATAATCTGATTGTTGTGCAAGAACAACATCGTTATTGGTATACCAAATCTTTCCAACTGCACTGCCATCAAATCTAAAATCTATAAATCTATAATCAACAATACCACCTGCACTAATCTTATTTATATACATTGCTGAATAGTCAGAATTATTAATAACAGAAAAAACACCTATATTATCTTGCCAATTCCATCCTCTTTCTCCTGACGAATCATTATTCCAAGGAGATGTATCAGTACCATTTTCACCCATATACTGAGAACCCTGAACTGTTATGCCAGCCGTAGTAAGTCGCATCTTTTCTGCGTTACCTACTCCAAAAGTTAAACTCCCACCGTAATAATTATAAATTCTTGATTCATCACTAGATTCTTGAGATATTCTCAAACCATTAGAATCACCATCTGCATTTTTTATTATTACTGTTCCAGAATCTTCCGTAACACTAGACCATCCTAGTGTTCCTGCTGTACCACTATTCTTCAAGAACTGATTAGCACTACCTACAGTTGCAGGTAATTTTAGTTCTAAATCAGAGGCAGGATTCGTTGCAGGAGCTGCGATGCTCATGCTATTTCCTGAAGCGTGTTTTAGCTTAATTGAACTCATGGCTTCGGATACTTATCCTTAGTTGTTTTAATTGTAGCCTTCCAGCCGTCAATGCCATTATGGTAGATGTCATCTAACTGATCAACTAAAGAAGGATATTCCGCCGCACGATCTGATTTATATTTAATAGCTGCTGCTTCTGTCTTTAAGGTTGTTCTTGCTTCGTCTACTTTTGATTGCTCAATAGTTACAGCATTTCCATCTTTGTCAAAAATACCTTTATCTTCATCAATAAGCCAAGCATTTGGATAGGCTTTTGTTATTGCATTAAAATCATATATAGCCATTAGACTGCCACCTCCATGAGTGTCATTGTTGAAATGGGAACATGATTGTAAGTTTGGTTAGCATCATTCTCCGATCTGTTTATAGTTACAATTCTTGTTTGGGCTGAAGAATGCATCCCCACAAAAGAATAAGTTACTTCACTTGTAGTGTTTGGACTGTCTAAATAATTAAAAGGGATACTGTCCATATCGTCATTTCCACTGGATTGTTCGCTAGACCGTGATGTTACATACCTTCTATTCCCTACAGCAATACCGACCCCTCGACCTTCTGTTAAAGCACCATCTATTTTTAAACGTATTGCAACCGAAACAGCAGCGGCACATCCTATCGTCATACTTCCAAAAAGTAAGATTTTATTACTTGAAGATGTAGGAGTTATTGAAGCTTCAAACAAAGTTCCACTTTCACCACCTGAATCAGCAGAAGATTGCGCCCTTGCTGTTTTTGTTACGCTAACCGTTTGAACAATATGCCCCGCAGAACTTAAACCGTTGTTATCAATAACTACCCGTTGTGTTCCACCTGTTGAAAATTTAATTGCATCAGCAGTATATAAAATTCCACTATTTGCATCACTACCTCTAACAGATGGAGATCCAGCCGATCCATCAACCGATGCTATGCCTGATGATCCTGAAATGGTTACGCTCATATTTTTATTTTAGCGTGCTATGTCGAGGTAGCAAATTAAATAATGGTCCATGCACTTGTAGCAGGGATTGTTACCGTTACCCCGCTATTGATTACAATTCCATCAGGGCCGCCAAAACTACCAACACCACGCGCAGCCGTCAAAGTGTAGCTATGCGTAATCGTTGCTTGATTCTCCCAGAAAACAGCATTGTCACCGCCATCACCACCGGTTGCGCCTGTTCCACTTCCTACCTCTTCCCAAGATCCATTTTTATAAACTTCTACTTCATGTTCTGTGCTGTTATAACGTATGTCGGCATTAGTAGGACTACCCGGCCTTTGGGCGGTTGTACCTGATGGAAGTTGAATTGAACCGGTTGAATTAAATATTACTTCCCCTGTAAACGTTGCACCTGACAACAAAGCAAGTCCTAAATTTGCTGTATTTAATGCGCCGATTTCATACCAAGTCGTATTACTAGAAGCATCCCTAATTTTTAATTTGTTATTTGTAGTATCAGCCCATAATTGATAAGCGTGAGTCGATGCCGCCGTCGGCTGAGAGGTTCCACTATTTAAAGACGCTAAGGCTTGTAAAGCGCCTTGAATATCAGTCCTGACGTTTTGCCCTGAATTATTATCAATAACGAAATCATTTTGTGAAATTTGCCCGTCCTCAATTCTTTTCTAGTTTAGACACTCCGCCCATAACCCACGGCCTGCCATGTAAAGTTTCTATTAACAGCACTACCCCCAGAAGATTTAAAGGTCACAGTGAATTGGCTACCTGTAACCGTTCCCATTTCGATGTAGTCACCCGTCACCTGATTATGCGGGATTAACGAAATACTAGGAAGATATGTGTTTGCCCCACCTAAAGAACTTGTACCAGTCCAAAAGCTTTTATTGAAACTTATAGTTTTAGCCGCTGTTCCACTTGCAACAACTCCAACGCTTTGCTCTGTTCTTTGTTCCAGCTCAGCAACATATCCAAGTTCATCAATCAGTATGTTTTCCGTTGTATCTGCACTTGTTAGATCAGTTTTAAATTGAAAACCTCGACCGGTAAAGATTCCATTTTTTAAAGACGTCCAATCTCCCCAAGTAGGAGAACTTGAAGGGTTATCATTTGTTGTTCTAACACTTAAAGAAGCATTTACATTATCAACAATGTCACCATCCCAATCAGAACGTGCATCTACATCAGGCCAAACATCAACTAAATCACTTGGTCTTATTGCTCTAGTAACAAACCGTCTTTGAAGATCTAAAGCAAAAACACCCTCTAGATCTAAAACAGATGCAAAAGTATATGATCCTGAACTATTAATATTACTACCGCTAGATGTTAATTTCAAAGCATCTAATGATGCGTCATATTCTGTATTTGTCTTGCTACCAGAAAACGGCGTTGGGCTAATTGTATCTTCTCGTTGTGTCTTGACAACTAAAG